TATCCACCAGCATCGGGTCGAGGTAGTGGACGAATTGCGACGCTGGCACGTCCACCGGGTCCATGTATTGACCTGCCGACATGCCGCGCCGGAAAACCCGGTAGCCGACTTTTGCGCCGTCCTCGCCGATGATGATGCCGGAAACGTAGTCCTCGCTCACGACGTTCTGATAGACGCCGCCGATGCGGTCGCTTTCCACCGGCTGAATCGCAAACGGCAGCTTGGCCGCGTCGTCAATGCTCATCCCTTCCTCGAATCCTGGCCGCATGAAAGCCCATCCGTAATCACCGCCGCGATTCATCCCGATTACGCCAAATTCCAGCAGCCGGAAAAAGTCAGCTCGACCGGCAACGTCGGCGTTTGGAAACCATATTTGGTTCAGGTAGTGTTCAACGTCCGTATCGAGCTGAGAATCCCCGGTTTGCGCGTGGTAGCCCTGCGGGGCCACATACATCGCGTATTTCCGGTTGAGGGTTTTTGCGGGTGCAAAGTTGTTTTCGAGGTCGGTCGCCTCGCGGAGAAGTTGGAGCCGGTCGCGTTGGACGCTGAAAGAGTTTGGCGCGATTTGTGCCGGCGCTTGCGCTCGCTTCGTGGTCGCCCGCGCGCCGTCGTAGCTGAATTGGTGGAGCACCTGCCGGGCGGCGAGGCGGCGCATCCCAGCGACGGGTGAGATTGCCGAAATGGCGCGGTCAAGGATCGTGGGCTTGAACGGGGGCGTGTCCATTTACGCTGTGCCGCGCCCAAGGCCGGGGTTGAAATTTGCGCGGACGTTCATTGACCGCGTGCCGTTGAGCAGGCCGAGCGCGTAGTTGCACTCGGAAAGCAGGTCTTGCGCGGCCTCCAGAGTGGGGAAGCTAAACGTCCTCCCGGCAATGGAATACGACGTGCCGCGCACCGTTCCCGCGACGATACACGCCAGCGCGCTAGAGCGTAGCGTTCCGAGTTCGGTGCCGGTCAATCCGACGAGCGTTCCTTTCATTCCTGCCCTTTGTAGAGCAGGATTATCAATTTTGCAACGCTATTTTCTCAGAAGTGAGAAGATGCAGGCAAAGCTAAGGGCGGCACCGTTTCCAGTGCCGCCCTTGTGGGGTTGTTATGCTTTGATGGATTTTAGAAACTCAGCCCGCTCCTCTTGACTCGCTTTTTTCCATTCAGCAAATAGGCGCTCCAGCGGCGTCTTGACCTTGCGCCAGCCTGCTTTTACGGCGGCGGCGTTGGCGCTCAACTCACCGCGCACCACGGCGGCGAATAGTTCCGGCGTCTCGCGCTTGAGGCGGGAGAGCGTGTAGGCTTTGTTTCCAGTCCCCTTGCTAATAGGTTGTGATTCACAACGTATTGTTCCCGCCTTTGGTCTGCCGGGTTCGCCCTTCATCGCCTCGCGAAAGTCCGCCAGCGCCTCGGGGTCGTTGGCAATCATTCGCTCCACGTCCTCCACCTTCTCCCCGTAGCCTTCAAGCGGCGGCTTGGTGATAAGTTCGCGCAGGCTGGAAAGCGTGATGAGTTCGCCAGTGCGAATCTTTCGGCGCGTCCATGCTTTTTCGCGGATCACCGCTTTGATTAGATCGCACGTTGAACCAATGCCCATTTCACCCTGGCGCAGTGATTTGTCTAGCGACTGGCAAAGGTCCGAGTTGCGAATCAGTCGCCCCTCGGGTGGGAGCGTGTCATCCTCTTGCATTTTTGAGCATGGTGGCTAGTTCGGAAATAACCGCGTCGTAATATTCGAGCGTCCCTTTCTCGTGCTTACGCATGGCGCGCTCGTTTGCCCGTGTTCTAATAAACGCATATTCCTCCGATGTCTTTGCGGCGATTGCTGCCACCAGACGAGACGCCCGCGCTTTGCGTTCAGCCATCTTGTCAGCCATTGGCTTTGTTCTCGCCTTCATAATCGGCGCTACTGCGGCCATGTTCGTGTCAAACTTCGCCCGCCATACTGCCATCACTTGATGAACCGTTATTTTTACATCGCGCGCAATGGCCTCCATTTGTTTTGCCTCTTCGGGAGAAAGAACTTCGCCGTCTATAACTGTCCCCTCGTGGATCGGATTATCACTATCTACCGAGAATGGGTTGCGCTGTTCTTTATTCTCACTGAACTCCCGCTCGCATTTTCCGCCTTCCGGTTCCTGAGAATCCATGCCCTGACCTTGGGCCGTTTTGATGTTCTCGGCAAAACTGAGCAGAGACGGGTGGCTCGGCATGTAGCAGAATGACTGCGAGTCAAATTCCTCCCCTTGGTTGCGGACGATTCGACCGACCGCCTGCTTAAAGAAAAGTTCCGTGCAAATGTTGGTAAGATAAACCAAAACCATCAGCCTGGGAATGTCCGTGCCTTCGCTAACCTGCCGCACAGACACAAGCCACTTTTCGCAACCGTCGCGGAATCCCGAAATGTCGGCAGTGGTTTTTTCCTCGTCAGACACGGCCAGCCCTACGTCCTCCCCGGTGATCGACTGCATGATGTCGCGGATTCGCTCGGCGTGCCGTATATCCTTTGCAATAATCAACCCGCCTGCATCCGGTTTGTCTTGTCTTACGGATTCCAACTTTCGATGCGCGGTTTTCATCATCTCTTTTTGCCAGCGGTCTGACACAAGAAGGCGGGCCAGATTCTGCGAAGCCTCCTCCGCGTCTTGGGTTGGCGTGAGCGCTCGCTGCACTTCCTCCCCGGTAATGAGGTCTGTTTCAGTGTATTCGCCCGAATAGTGATCAAACTTTACAACGCGAATCACACCGTCTCGAATTGCCTCGGGGTAATCGTAGGTAAAATCTGCGCGGGAGAATCCTAGACTGTCCACCTTGACGAATGGAATAGGGGTCTTGTCCGTTCGGAACGGTGTTCCAGACATAAGCAGCCGCTTCGGCGCAAGCTCAAACGCCGTTTGAATTGCCCGCCCCCATGACGCGAATGTTCCGGCGTGATGAATCTCATCCATGACGATCATCCATTCATAACGCCGACTCACCAAGGCGCGAAAGATTCCTGCGCTGCCTCCTATTGTTTGATAGGTCGTGCAAGCGCCCTGAAAATTGGTTTTGAAAATTGCGTTGTCCGCAGTGAACTCCTTCACGGCTAATTCGATTCCAAAAAGCTCGTGCGCCTTGTGTTTCCATTGTTCACGCAAATTATCCGACGGCACCACGATCAGCACGCGCCTCCTCTCTGGATTAAGTTGCATCCAATCGCGGGCCGCGCCCATTGCCGCCACGGTTTTTCCCGCGCCTGGAAGAGCAACTAAAAGAAAGTCCTGGCTTCCATTCGCCTTGAACCTTCCGAGGAATCTTAATTGCCAGTCGCGCAGCGTAACGTGAGCGCATGACTTTTGCAGATTCTCGCAGGGGTTTGTTGCTTGCCTGTTTTCGATTTCGTCGATTCCGCCAGCGGCTCGGGGCGTGATGTGATCGGAGTGCCATCCGGCTTCAAGTGGTTGTCCGGTCAGTTCGCTGGTTCCTCCAGTGACTGCAAATATGGATTCTTTGTCTGTGGTCATAAGGTGTTTCTAAAAAGCCTCCGCCCACGTTGCGAGCATGGGACGGATCGGCCTAAGCCGCCGGATGGTTTGCGCTCGCAACGCAAGAAAGAGATGCGCCGTTTATCCGCTATTCCTTGGCGGTTGTCAAGTCCGGGTCCGGCGCTTCCGCCTCGGTCGTAAACAGCACGGCGCGAAGCCGGGAATCGAGCAGGGCCGCAACGAGATTCATTTGATCGCAGTCGAGCAGATGATTCGCGCGGCTTTTCATCACCGTCCACGTCCACTTTTTCGATCCGTCCCGATTGACCTCCTGCCGCTTAAACTCCACGGAAGTCTGCTTTTGGTAGTCGCTGCTCACGTCCTGCGGGATGGTGAAACGGTATGTGGCGAGTCCAGACCTGAGCCGGTGATACATGGATTTAATCGGCTGCTGGCACCAGAAAAAGTAACGCGCCTGCCGCCGGGTCTTGTCCGTCCCAATGCCGACATGCCCGACGTTGACAGGGCTGAATGGATACTTGCGCGTTATGCGCTGGCCGTTCGCCATTTCGTGATGAGGGAAGTCTCGGCGGTTCGTATTGTCGCCCCAGAGGCCGGTCCATCCGTAGCGCACGATGACCTCCTGAACAGCCAGCGTGTCGAATGCGACGTCCACCAGCGTCCGGCCCGGCTCAACGCCAAGCGCAATCCGCTTTTCCTCCAGTTCCTCCCAAGTCGTGATACGCCCCTCGTCAATAATCCGCGCCTCTTTTTCGCCGTAGGCCCGGCAGACATACCAGCGGTGTGCGCCTTCGCCTTTGCTCGCTCGCCCGGCTTGGTTGTCAATCGTCAGGAAGCGCGCAATCTCGCCCTCGAACTTGTCGCCTTTCAAATACTCGCCTTTCATCCGGTCAAAGTTCAAATCGGATTCGTTGTCAGTCGGCGACTCGTCCCACGCCAGCGCGCGGCGTTTCTGGACGTAATCGCGCAACGGCTCCACCTGCCCGGCTTTGGCCGCGTAACTCGCCTTGAGCTTTTCCATCAGCAGGTTGCCGAGCGGGAAGTAATGCACGGCGCTCGCCTCCCAATGAAATGATCGGTGCCAGTCCGGGGCGTTGGGATTGGTCGCGACGTAGCGGCCTTGTTGCGCCTGGGTGCGGCGGCTGGCCTCGTCCGCCGGCCAATCGCGCCCGCAGTGCTCGCAGTTGTAACGGACGGTCGGCAAGATGGCGTTCCAGTTGAATTGCCCGTTTTCGTCCGTGGTCTTTTCGCTCTGAGTATAGATGAGTCTATCCCGCCCATCGGTCATCCGCTGAAACTGCCGACAATGCGGACACGGCACTTGCCATTCCTCACAAGTGCCGGATTGAAAGCTGGCGTCGGATTCGTCGCCGAGAACGCTGCCGGTCGAGAGCGTGAGAATCTTGGCGTTGCGGACGCCTTCGCACCGCTTCTCGAAGGCCGTCATCATGCCGGGGCGATACATGTGAGGCTCTTCCATCGTAAGAAACTTCACGCGCTTCGATTGCGCGGCGCTCATGTTCGCCCCGACGCAATACAGGCTCATGTGCGGAAATGCGATTTTGGCGATGCGCTGCTTGTGCCGGTCGTTTGGCAAGCGCTTCGCAAGAAAGTCGTTTGCCTGGAGCATCGGCAGAATCCGGTCCTCCATCGCGTCCACCCCGTCCGGGTCGGATTGGTGGACGTAGTAGTAAAGGCCGGGGTCGCTATCAACGCACCATGCAATGTGCATTTCGCCGATAAGCGATTTCGCCGCGCCCGCCGGACCACGCACGTCAACGCGGCGAATGGCCGGATCGTTGACCGCCCGCATCGGCTCGATCAACCACGGCGATTCCTCGGCGATATACACCGGGTATCGAGTCGAGTGCGGAAGCCTGAGCGTGCCGTCGAAGTATTCGACCATGCTGCCGCTGAATCGTTCCGGCACCATGCCCGCAAGCATGTCGGCGAGCCATTGGCGGTCAGTCATTTCGGGGAAGCCATCACGCGCAACGCCGCTTCAAGGTCATCATCCGCAACGCCGTGTTCCCGCCCGTTGCGCTCGCATCGCACAAGGTATCGCGTTCGCTGATTCCAGCCCGGCAAAGCCGGATCGCCTTTGTCTCGGTCGTGGATTTCAACAGGGCCAAGGTCTGTTTGTATGGTGGTCATTTCTCGCAAGTCTCCGCGCTCAAATCGGCAACGCGCTGCACCTCGCCATTGCGCCACACAAGATACGTCACAATCCCGTTGCGCGTGATGCTGCCGACAATCCGCATCCGGCTATTCCACGGGCTGCTTTTGAGCGTTATCATCCGCGCTTCGCCCTTTCCCGTTGCGCTTTGCGCTGCTCAAGCTGTTTCCATGCGTGCGCCAATTCCTCCCGAGAGTGGCGGCTGTTCGTTTCCGGTTCGCACAGTTGCACGCGCTTCGGCTTGTCGCCAGCGCGGCGAAGGTCGCGCAGTTCCGTTGTGGTCAATGGAGTGATGCCCGAGAGCCGGGCGAGTAGGTCGGTGGTCATAAATCCTTCGCAGCTTTGCCGAGATAGCCGCGAAACTCTTTCGTGATGATTTGCGCCAAGTCCGCCGGGCAACTCTGGTTCACGATGTCAAATAGTCGCGTCGCGTGTTTGCCCCATTCCTCGGTCACGACGGCCCGCTCAACCAAATCGCCACGGCTCCGCGCAATCTCGATGTCGAGCTTCTCAATCTGCTTGGCGAGCTTCTGATCTTGGAGCGAGAGGTTTTTGCCGTCAACCGGCAGTTCCGATTCGCTGCGGGGGTTTGCTTTGAGCCAGTCCAGCAACGGGTCGCGCTGAATCTTCCCGTTGCGAAACGCCGCGCATCCAGCGTGCTTCGCCCTCAGCATTTCGCGCCGGTCAATCCCCCACACCGCTTCCGCCTGCGCTAGCGAGTCGAGCACGGCGGGAAGTTTTGGTTCTTTTTTACGCTTGTCCATTTCTAGTATTTAGGAAAAACCTTGCAACGTGAAAGATAGGAGCAACGGACCCAAGGGACGGCGTTGTTTTCTCAAAAAAGAGATTCCTTAGACCCCCCCCTACTCGCATATATGAGAATGATAATGCAAGCGGCTTGCAATAAAGCCTGTCTCAATTCTGCGAAAAGACGTTTTTTATCGTTCATTTGTGAGAATTTGAACATTTTGAACATTTCTTGAAAAAAGATTGAACGCCGACGCCTGTTTCCTTGTCCTCCGCCGGACTTTCGGAGTTCACATTGCATATCTCACGCGACGGCCAGCCCTTGCCGCTATCGCGCTCCGCTTGTTGTTGGTTCATTTGGTTTGAGCAGCGCATAGAGCAATTCCGGCCCGCTCTTGCCCTCGCTTTTCGCGCGAGCCTTGAACGCGACGGCAACGTGAGGCTCTAAGCGTAGCAGGATTGCGACGCGGGGCATGAGGCCAAGCTCGGCGCGGGTTGGACGGCCCTTTTTTCGTGGTGTTTCTGGCATGGGAAACGGATAGTTTATTGCTTGCGAAAATGCAAGCGGAAAGAAAAACAGCGGTTTTTTCCTCTATAAAATGAAGATTCTTTCATTTTCCGCTTGCACGTTAATAGATGCTCGCTACATTGTTTCCCATGAAGAAACTCACCAAGCGCCAAGAAGCCCAAAACCTTTGGAACCTCTGCGTTGCCGCTGAAACGGCGATGAGCAGCGAAGAAAAAGCCCGCATTGAAACGCTGGCCCCGAGCGTTCCGAAAGCGGATCGTGACCGGGTTTATGGAGCGTCAAATTCCACGGCTGACCAATGGGCGGCGAAATACGGCAGCCGCTAACCTTTTCC